GGCCAACAAGCCGCCCGATTCGAAGACGATTGACCGGGAGAAGCTCTTCACGAAGTACCCCGCTCTGCGAGATCACGCTTAGCGCTCTTGCGGATCGGGGCTGAGACAGCTCTTCGGAGCTCCTGATCCAAGAAGAGAGAGCCAATGACTGCACGGGTCGACAAGACCGAATCTGCGGTCGGAGTCACTCGCGGCATCCTCAACGCTGACATCGTCCAGGCCGACTGGGGCAAGATCATCGGTGTCAGCATCGCAGCGACCGGCAAGGTCGTACGAGGAACCACGGGCGGTACCTCCGGCCTGGCCGGCGTGATCATCGCCGACAAGACCAACTACAAGGCCGGCAAGGTCTGCGACATCATCAAACTCGGTGAGATCATCGAGGACACGGTGGTGTTCACGGCTGGCGCGAAGTACTACGCCAACGCGACCGACGGCCTCATCTCCACGACCGTGGTTGCTGGCAACCAGGTTGGTTTCACCGTGGAGACCGATCGACTGGTGGTGGCCATCAATGCGTAGTCGATTCGGCTGGAAGAACTTCAGCCTGGCAGCTGCGGCTGCCAACCAGGGCTACAACGCCGCTGCCGATCTGATCACTCAGACCATCGACGGTTTCGACCTCAACCAGATCTGGAACGAGTTCCAGGCTGCGGTCGACATCCTGAATGCTCAGCGTCAGCCGTTCATCGACCTGCTCACCTTCCCGGTGACGGATCTGATCGAGCGGGTGCCGCAGATCTCCTACGCAGCCTTCGAGAAGGCGTCCGAGTACGGCGAGCCGCGAGGCATCCGTCCGGCCGGGGCGTTCTTCAACCTGGGCTACGACTTCGACTGGTACGACGTGGGCGTCCGCTTCACCTGGAAGTTCCTGGCCGATGCGCCAGCCAACCAGGTCGAGGCGATCAACCAGCAGGTACTGGAGGCCGACAACAACCTGGTGTTCACCCAGGTCATGAAGGCGATCTTCAACAACGTCAACCGGGTGGCCGACATCAATGGCCAGCAGGTCAACGTGTACCCGCTCTACAACGCTGACGGCACCGTGCCTCCGGCATACAAGACGAACACCTTCACCGGCTCCGAGACGCACTACCTCGTGGCCGGCAACGCGACCGTCCAGAGCGGCGATCTCGACGACATGTACGAGAAGCTGCGAGCCAAGGGCTACTCGCGTGAGAACGGTGTCCGGCACATCCTGCTCGTCAACCCCGCACAGGGCAACGTCATCCGGACCTTCCGGGTGGCCACTGGTGCCACCTGGGACTTCATCCCATCGGTGGGTACTCCGGCGGCCTACCTGCCGATCGACGTCCAGCTCTTCGGTGGGGCACAGCCGCAGAGCAGCTTCGGCGGCTTGTCGGCGATCGGTTCCTACGGCGAGTGGTTGGTTGTCCAGGACGACTTCGTCCCGGCCGGCTACATGCTCGGCATCGGAACTGGTGGTCGGGCCAACCTGCGGAACCTGGTTGGGTTCCGTCAGCACCCGAACACCCAGCTGCGGGGTCTCCGCCTCGCCAAGGGCGCCGTGCCCGACTACCCGCTGATCGACAGCTTCTACCAGCGGGGCTTCGGAACCGGTGTTCGGCAGCGCGGTGGTGGCGTCGTGATGCAGATCAAGGCGTCCGGCGTCTACGACATCCCGACCCCCTACCTGTAACGACCGATGGGGAGCAGTGAGGGCTCGGCCTGATTCGACTGGCCTCGGTGGGCCGAGTCCTCACTGCAACCGGAAAGGAACCGCCAGAGATGGCACGAGAACTGGATTACGAAGACCTGGATGCCGACGACGTCCGATACATGCGGGAGCGTCCCTGGAAGATCGACGAAGCGAAGTCGCTGGGCTACGACGACGTCGAAGACGTGATGAAGTCGATCGAGGACGACGAAGCTTCCTCGGCCGACGGTGCAGCCGAGAGTGGGGACTACGAGAGTTTGACCCTGCCGAAGCTGCGCGAGCTCGCCCGTGGTCGGCAGCTCGACCCCAGCGGCAACAAGAAGGCCGTCATCGAGACGTTGAAGCACGACGACGAGACGAAGGCGAACGCGAATACAGACCAGTAAGGTCTAGTCCATGACGGCGACGATCGAGGACGTTAGGCATCTCAAACGGATCGCTCCGGCGGGTCCGTACGATGATGCCGAACTGATTCAACTGATCGACGACAAGGGCATGAACGGCGCTGCGGCCGAGCTCTGGCAGGTCCAGGTCTCGGCCTCAGCAAGTCTGGTCGACGTCACCGAGAGTGGCTCTTCCAGGAAGCTCAGCCAGGCCTATGACCGGGCGAAGAGCGAGTACGAGTACTACCTCAATCTCGCCGAGGCCGAGGTTGCGCCTCCCGATCTGAGCGGGACGGCTATCAGCAGGCTGATGACGCGATGAGCGAGCTCGCGATCCAGGTCGTCAACACCAAGGCCTTCATCGACGCGGACCCGGTCACACTCACCTTCCAGCGCGATGAATACTCCGATGACGGAGCCGGCGGCAAAGTGAAGAGCAGCTCGCCGGCAACCATCGTGATGGACAGCGAGACCAAGATCTGCCGGCTCATTCCGCAGGGTCGTGAACGGACCAGCACCAGCGTCGTCACCCAGACCACCAACGGCCAACTCGATCGGCCGAGCTACATACTGCTCGGGATGCCCGAGCTCGGTCCGCTGCTGCAGCGCAAGGACTACTTCTCCTGGAACAACGACACCTGGGAGATCATCAGCATCAACGCCGGTCCTGACTACGAGACCAAGGTCGATATCAAGATCCGCAAGGACAACTGATGAGCTTCGGCGAAGACTTCGGTGGCGCCTTCGCCAAGGTCATCTGGGATTCGGGCACCAAGCAGCTCGGCGAGAACCTGCGAACCGGACCGGCCAAGGTCCACAAGGCAGCGGTGATCACTGCCCATCGGATGGCGCCCGAGGTCGAGTCCTACATGAAGACCAACGCTCCCTGGACCGACCGCACCGGCAACGCCAGGAACGGACTCGCCGCGCGCGCCTACGAATCCGGTGACGAGGTCGGTATCGTCCTCTATCACCAGGTCAGCTACGGGATCTGGCTCGAGGTGCGCTGGTCCGGGAAATACGCCATCATCAACCCGACCATCGACGTGATGGGTCCGAAGGTCATGCAGTCGTTCGAAGGGTTGCTGGATCGGATATGAGACGCGTCGTCCAGGCCTTGCTGGAGGAGGTCGACTGGAACACCTACCCGGCGGGCAAGATCAAGCAGGGCAGTGTTGTCGACGATCAGCCCGAGTTCCCCTTCATCGTGCATCGGCTTCGGATCACCGATCCCTCCTCGTCCGGACGGGGCCGGATGGGCCTCGAGGTCTGGGTCTATGACTACCCCGGGTCCTATCAGAGGATCGACGACACCCTCAAAGCCATCCGGCAGAAGTTCGTCGGGGTGTGTGATCGTCGCGTCGGCGACGAGCATGTCTCACAGATAGAGTGGACCGGAGATTCTCCTGATCTGCCGGCCGAAGAATACCGGGGGATCACCCGGTCGTCATCGTTCAATCTGATAGGGAGTACCGCATGAAGGCTTTGCAGATCAAGTTCACCGGACCATCCGTTGTGGAGCGGATCCTCACCGAGGACGACCTCAAGCCCCACGGCGTGGTCTTCCCCAAGGGTGGCTTCCGCTGGAACCGCGAGAACAGCCACACCGTCACGATGCCGGCCGACCAGCTGCACGAGACGGCGCTCGAGTGGTTCAAGAAGGGCTCCGACAAGGATGAGTTCTCCGTCAAGGAGATCGACGTCCCTGACGACTTCTTCGGCGCACCCGCAGCGAACGCCGACGAGGGCTGAGCTCAAGCTCTACACTGTGGCTCAAGATCTCCGCTGTGATAACGGCATTCTCTTCGGCATCCTCGACGATGGCGTCGTCAAGGTGAAGTGCAAGTCGGATCGCTGCGGCGCTGGTCCTGGACGGGTAGTCATTCACTCGTTCGATATCAGCAGCGGTGTCCTCCTGGAGACACGTAAATTCAAGGACCCCGCAACCAGAAGAGAGGTGGGAAGCAATGGTTCTCGCTGAATCGCTTCCCTACGGAATCCGCGATATCAAGGTGACCCCGGTCACCCCAGCCGGTGTCGTGGGCACTTCCGTAGACCTCCCGAACGCCCGTACTCTGAGCTTCTCAGAGGCCGAGGAGTTCGAGGAGCTCGAAGGTGACGACAAGATCGTCGCCGTTCGAGGCAAGGGTGCGGCGATCGAGTGGGAGCTGGAAGCTGGCGGCATCAGCCTGGAGGCCCTTGCGGTCATCGCAGGCGGAACTGTCTCCAGTTCGGGTACGACCCCGGCCCAGGTCAAGACCTACTCCAAGAAGGCAACCGATTCCCGCCCCGACTTCAAGATCGAGGGCCAGGCGTACTCCGAGAGCGGTGGAGATTTCCACTGCGTCATCTGGCGCGCCAAGGTCACCGAGTCCATTGAAGGCGAGATGGGCAACGGTGCGTTCCTGCTGACCGCAGCGTCCGGCAAGGGCTTGCCCTCGAAGACGTCCGGTTCGATCGACGACATCTACAAGCTGACGCAGAACGAGACCGCAGCCGCGATCACGTAGCCTCAGAACATCGAAGCAAAGGAGCACATGGATGCCAGCTTCAACCCGAAGCGGAAACCCAGCCAAACGAGCACCAGCTCGCAAGGCCCCGGTCAAGCGAGCCGCAGCGCGGCCCGTCGGCCCATCCTCGGCGGCCGATTTCAAGCGAGGATCTCAAGGCGAACTCATCGAGCTTCCCAGCGGGAACTCGGCTGAGATCCGTCGCATCCCGTTACCCACCCTGATCGCAGATGGTTTGCTCGGGGACTCCATCTCGCTTTACGCCCAGCAGGCGGTAGAGGCCGGCAAGGGGATGGAGCCAGAAGACATCCAAGATCTGGCCAAGGACCCCAAGAAACTCCAGGAAGCCTTCGCCGCCTACGACAAGGTCGCCGTCAGGTGTTTCGTGAACCCGAAGGTTCTCTCGCCGACGGACGCCGACGGCAGAACCATCCCCGAGAATGAGCGAGATCCGGAGGCGCTTTATGCCGACGAACTCGATCTCGAGGACAAGGTCTACGTCTTCCAGGTGGTAGCCGGAGGGACCGCCGACCTCGAGCGATTTCGCAAAGAGTTCGCGAAATCTGTGGCAGGCGTATCAGATAGCTCGGGAGTTCAGGTGCCGTCCGAGTGAGCTCTACGACGTCACGGATCCGATCCATGCATTCAAGTTCGACCGAGCGGTGTACATCTTCGGAGCATCGCTGAGCGAAGCGCTCGACAAAGCAAAAGGCAAGACCGACAAGGCACTCCAAGCCAACCGGAATCGAATCATCCAGAAGTGGATCCCCGAGGCCGCCGGAAACGCTAGGAATCCCAAGCAGTTCAGG